CTGTGTGTTATCGAATCCAGATCCGTCTCCCTCAACGATTTTGGTAAAGCCTTGGGCAAGAATTTCATTTACTTGTTTTGACATTTGTTGTAAGTTTTTATTTCCGCAGTATCCCGGTAATTTCTTCGAACATATCTCCTCTAGTCTCCAGGTAATTGGACCCATTGTTGTTTTAGTTCTTATTGGAATTGAACACACCATTCTTGGTTTTCCATCAGTAGGTTGCACTTCAAGTTTACATATACCTTTATACTTTAATGTCATTAAATCTTTGTATTGCTGCTCTGTTAAATGTTCTTTTGATTTCAAAGCTTTTAAGTATGCATCGATATCATTCTGTTTCTTTTTATCATTATGAGCATACCATTCTTGGAATGAGTACTTGAATTCTTTTAAATCTTCTCCTATGTGTTTAGTGATATATTGTTTTGAAAATTCAACAAAATCATCAGCAACTTGAGGATCTGGTGTTGGAGCTCTCTTCATCTGTCTTTTAGCTGCAGCAAATATCGAGTGAATACATGAATTGTACATCATAGCTTGTTCTTTCTGGTCCAATTCTTGCAATGCTAGTATTTTTTCAAATGCTAATTTATATGGACAATGGTATCTCAAATCCTTTACTTTTATGAAATCCATCCAATTTCTAGTTTGTGCTTCTGTTTCAGTCATTCTGTGTACTAAGCATTCCTCTTTCAATCTGCGTAACATTTTATTTAGGTTTCTTATTCTTAGCCTTTTGAGATGGTTATACTGTGGATGTGGATGTAATTCCCATTCTGTATAAAGTGGTTCTTTTGCATGCTTTTCTATGTTAGGCCCTAAACAAATTGCTTCGTACAAGTGGGCGTCTTGTACGAAAGGATTATCTAACATGGGGCTTACTGAAAAGGGTTAACTTTCCCAGATTTCACGTTGGGCTGGGTTGAGAATATGTAGGTCCCGATTTGTAATTTCAAATATTTCATGAGGTGTCCTTTCATTAAAGCTTCCCACCATGATGTTGGAATGGTTCTTGCATTATCTGATTTCAAATCATTTACCATTTGTGAAACACCAGCTTCTTTTACTAATTTAATTTGAGTTTCTGTATCTACTACTGTGTATAAGCATTGGGTTATGATGGACATTATTATATCTATACTGAAAGAAGGTTCTTCTCTATTTATAAAAGATACTAAGGATCGTATAAATTGAGCGTCAATATTTTGTGCAAGAGTAATTTTGGTATTTATTTTGTTGATTAAGGATATATTCAACGTTTGGAGGTCACATTTTTCCACGATTGATCTGATTGACTTCTTCATTAAGTAATGGTATTTGAAAAATCGACCATCTTTCTTTGACACTATGTAATAGTTAGTTCCATCATTGATAATCTTATTTTTAGTCTCTTCTTCTGCATAAGCTTTATAATCAGGATTTTGAACATAAATTAATTGACTGGTATTAACTTTTGTTGGAATGTACATTTTATATTCTTCATTTTGAATTTCTATAGGTTTTGGGGTGAATGGAGTGAAATTGTATTTTCCTTCAGCTCTAAGGCATTTATTGTATTCTGTTTCATAAGTAAATATATCTCCGGCATTAACGAAATCTTGAAGACACATTAGATCATTGACAGTAGGATTTGATATTTTTATAAATTTGATTGTGGTGTGATATGTAGCCCCAGTATCAATTTGATGTTCCACCACTGTTTTTATAACAAATTTACGATCATATTTTGACACTAATATGGATGATTTCTTATCTCTCAATTCTGGAAATCTTATTACATGCTTGTAACAATGATCATTTCCATCCATTTCCATAAGCATGTAGCAATCATTTTGTTTTAAAAACTCTTTTGTGTGGTCTTTCAACTTGGGTAATATACAAACTTTTCCTTCTACTTTAGTTTTCTTTTCTCCTGAGTATGTTATTAAGTGAGGTACAGTGTCAAAATATTTTGGGATGTGTACAGCCCCAATCATGAAGACTCCATCATTTAGTTTTTCAGCAATTTTGTATATATCTTCATCAGGAATATAATATAATACATCTGTAGCTAATATAAGCGCATCTTTCTTATCATTTCCATATCTTGGTTTGAAGTCATCATAAGTTTCAAAAAATTCCTGCAAAGTTAATTGGACTGTACGTATTTTCATTTGATCCATTTCATCCTTTTCGTAATCATCATAATCATCCCATTCTGTGATTTCCCTATTTTTACTTCTGACTAATGCTTTTACTTGTCTTATTCTTTCTGCATCTGCTGCATCTACATCTGGTATTAGAATTGTATCAACCATATTAGAATTTATTAGTCTAGTAGAATTAATATCGATAATGGGTCTGTTTGGTACCATTATTTCCATAGTTAATCGTCCATTTTTATTATCATCAGCTGGTTCTAGCCCATCTCCTAAGTCTTCTCCATAATTATCATTGTCCACTGGTTTATCAACTTTTTCATTTCCATTGCTTTTTACTTCTGGGAAATCATCTCCTTCTTCCACTTCTTCTCCGTATCCTTGTGGGTCACATCCATAATCTCCTTCATCGTAATCATCATCTTTATACTCATCTTCATTTTCCTTACTTTCTTGTTTACTACTGTTTTTCTCACTTTTATCTGATTGACTTTGTGATTCACTCTCATCTTTGGGATTTACATAATGTACTTTTGTCCCTACCAATGATGAAACTGTGATTTGTTCTGGTTCTTTTCTTACGTGGTGTGATATATTATGTTTATTCAATATATTCTTTTCTGGTATTGTGTTTTGTTTCTTAGCGATTCTTTTCAAATTTACATCTTCAATGAAAGTATGTTTGACTATGTTATTAATTTTGTTAAGGACTTCTGCTGTGAATTCGTCTTCTACCATTACTTGAGATTCGTATTTGTGTAGGTAATTTTGGATCGCTTTATTTAACTTATTTTCCATTTGTACTTCTGGTTTGTTATCTTGTTGTTCATCGTGGAATTTAGTTATTAATTTTTCAACTTGTTGAATTAATTTTGGTTTTTTATTATTGTTGTTGTTATTATTATAGTTGTTTTTGTTGTTGTTGAGGTTGTTAAGTTGTTGAGACACAAAACACAATACCAG